CCTGATATGAATGCAGATAGAATATCAGCATTTGGTATCTTAATGATATTCAGGGAGATAAAGCTAAAGTATAAACCTGACAAGGAGGCTAAGGAGAAGGCTTCTTACACTAAAGACAAGTTCTTTGAGAGAACTTATGGCTATACGAAACAAAAAAATACAATCTTTAACTAAGATATAAATTGGATATGATTAAAACAATTACTAATATTGCAAGTTTAAATAAGAAAACATGGCTCATTCATTAAAGACCCAATTCCCAGCTCAAAAGAAAGCAACCTCTGAGAAGAATGAGGCTTGGCGCAAGGAGTGCGTAACATCTGGTCTTACATTAGCATTATATAATAGCGATAATAAGTTACGAGATACTAAGTATGGTATGAGAGCTAATTATCGTCTTTATGATGGAATATTATCAAGTGGTGATATTGAACGTACTGTAAATCCTTGGGGATTAGATAGTAAGACATTCCCTGCTGAAATGCAATGCTACCCTATAGCAACTAGTAAGGTTAACTTATTAGTTGGTGAAGAAAGTAAAAGGCGTTTTGATTGGAGATTGAGAGTCACCAATGATGATGCAGTCAGTGAGAAAGAGAAGTTTGTTAAGGAAACTATCCTTAATAGGCTAACTGAACTTGCAATGAAAGAGGGGCTGTCTAAGGAAGAGACTCAACGTGAAGTTGCAGAACTTGAGAGATGGAAAAATTATGAAGCTCAGGATATTAGGGAGAGGTTAGGTACTCAGATACTTAATCATCTATGGGTTGAGCAGAAACTTAAACTTATCTTTAATCAGGGGTTTAAGGATGGGCTTATAGCAGGTGAAGAAATTTATTGTGCGGATATTATAGGGGGTAAACCAATTCTTAGGAAGGTTAATCCACTTACTATATATGTACTTGGTATGGCACAATCACCTTATATTGAGGATGCTGATATTATTGTAGAAGATTCTTACCATTCATTAGGTTGGGTTATAGATGCTTACTATGATTACCTTACACCTACAGAGATTGATGCTTTAGAGAAAGGTACAGGCTTACAGCCACACGGTAGACCTCTTATTGATTACCCAAGTGCTTCGACACCTTATTTTCCATTCGCTACTGATGCAGATGATTTGATTGATGTAACTGATACAGGTTACGGCAATGCTACTTTTGATACAGAAGGTAATGTAAGGGTAACTCGTGTAGTATGGAAATCAAGACGTAAGATTGGAGTATTAACCTATCTTGATGAGATGGGAGATGAACTTGAGACTATTGTAGATGAAAACTATAAGGCCAATAAAGCTTTAGGTGAAAAGATTGTATGGAAATGGATTAATGAGTGGTGGGAGGGTACTAAAATTGGTGCTGACATATTTGTAAAAATGCAGCCTAGACCAGTGCAATTTAGAAGGATGGATAATCTCTCTATTTGTGGTAGTGGTTATGTAGGTACTATCTATAACACCAATTCAGGCAAGGCTAAATCATTGATGACAATGATGAAGCCTTATGCCTATATGTACAATAAACTTGCTTATAGAGTAGATAAAGCTATTGCCAAGTATAAAGGCCCAATGATTGAAATGGACTTAGCTAAGAAGCCTAGTGAATGGGACTTGGATAAGTGGCTTTACTATGGTGAAGAAATGGGATACCTTTTCATTGACTCTTATAATGAGGGTGAGAAAGGTAAGGCAATGGGTAAACTAGCCGGAGATTTCAATACTACAGGTAAGATTTATAACCCTGACCTTGGAAACTATATCTCTCAGAATCTGGAGATGATGAGATATATAGAAGATTCATTAGGTGCAGCAGTTGGTATTACAAGACAACGTGAAGGCTCTATTGATAATAGGGAAACTGTAGGTGGTGTAGAAAGGTCTGTAACTCAATCCTCACATAGTACTGAGGAGTTATTTATGGTACATGACTTTACCAAACTTAGAGCACTTGAAGCTTTACTTGAGACTGCTAAATATGCTTATATGAATGGTAGTCAGGTAGCCCAATATATGATGGAATCTGATTTGGCTCAGGAAATATTTACTGTAGATGGTGAGATGTTTTCAGAAGCTGACTATGGATTAGTTATGACTGATGCTACTAATCAGGCTGAACTTAGGAATGCATTGATTAGACTTACTGAGATGGGTATTCAAGGCGGTAAGCTTAACTTCAGTACTGTAATGGATATTTATATGACTCAATCAATTGCTGATACAAGGCGTAAGATTGAAAGAGCTGAGATGGATAATGTTCAACAACAACAACAACAGGCTGAGAGTCAGCAGAAACATGAGCAGCAGATGCTTGAGATGGAGATTGAGAATAGGGAAGACCAGCAAGCTCATCAAATGGAAATTGAGCAACTTAAATCTGATACTGCAATTGAAGTTAAATTACTTGAAATTGAAGCTAGACAGACTGAAAAAGTAATGGATATTGAATCTACTACTGAAGAAGCTCCTGAAGATAATTCATTTGACAGGGAAAAATTCTTAGCAGAGTATAAACTTAAGGAGAAAAATTTAGAGGAGAAGAAGAGGCAGGCTTTGGTTAAGGAGAAGCAGAAAGATGAAGAGCTGGTAATTAAACGTAAAGTTGCTAATAAAAAACCAACAAGCAGTAAATAATGGTAGGTATATATGGGATAAACTCTAAAACTAAACCTTTTAGAGTTTATATAGGAAGTTCTATTAATATAACAGATAGGTGGAAGAGCCATGTTAAGGATTTAAAAAATAATAAACACCACTCATCAAAATTACAAAATCATTATAATAAATATGGGAAGGATGATTTAGAATTTATTGTTATTGTAGAATGTGATGTTGATTTTATCATTAAAATAGAGCAACTATTTATAGATAAATATAATCCTTATTTTAATATTTGCAGAAAAGCGGGAACAACTTTTGGATATAAACATACGGAAGAAACGAAAGAAAAGATGAAAGTTCCTTTTACAGAAGAGCATAAAAAGAATTTAAGTATAAATACAAAAGGAAGAGTTCCTTGGAACAAGGGAATAAAGGGGGTAATAAAATCAAGTTCTGAAACTAAGAATAAAATAAGTAGTGCTTTAAAAGGGAGGAAAAAATCAAAAGAGTTTTGTGAAAACGCTAGTAAAAGAATGATGGGATATACAATGTCGGAAGAAACTAGAATAAAATTGGGGAATAGTAAAAGAGGTGTTAAAATGTCAGAAGAAGCTAAGAGGAAAATGAGTATAGCTCAGTTAAACAGACAAAAAAATAAAATAAAATGACACCAAGAGAAAAGTTAGATTTATTAAAGAGTTATAGAGCTGCTGGTGGTACTGGCAGCTATATATCTCTTATTAAAGAAGCTAAACAATACGGGGATGGAGGCACAAAACCCAAACCAGAAGACCACCCTTTATATCCTCAGAGAACTCCAAGTTTAGGAAAAGAATCTTGGATTGAAGGAGCAGTAAAGACTATAAAACCAATTACAGATAAAATAATTAGCAAACTAAATCCATATAATATAGGTGTGGATGATTATTCATCATCTAAAAATTTTTCATCAGCATACTCTTCTGCAAAAAGTGATGGGAAGGGGGAGTTTATGTGGAATAATAAAAGGTATAATACAAAATATGCTGGAACACCAAGACAAGAAGTTGGTGCTTATGGTATAAAAGGAGAACCAGTTCACCCTATGGACTTGAATAATCCAATACAAGTTAATCAATATAAAGAGGTGGTGAGTAAGTATTTTCCGGGGCATATAGAGGCAGGAATTCCATTTCATAGTACATTGGTGGGGGGGGTTAATAAAAGCAGTAATGGTAAAAACAAAAGTGAGTTTCTACCATCTAACCATATAAAAGACCAAGTATATGTATACGGGGCAGACAATTTTGACCCAACTAAAGCAAATCCCGGATATAATCTTTTGTTTAATAACTGTGCAGATGCTACTTGTGATGCTTTCGGTATTCCTAAAAAAGGAATTACTACTCCTAAAGGAACGATGTCAAAGATAAAAGATACCTTTCAAACTATTGATGTGAAAGGAAGAACCTATAAAGATTATTTTAATGAATGGAGAGGTGATAAAAAGAATATATTAAACAAATCAGAGTATTGGTTAGGTATTAGTAATAGCCCAGACATCCAAGATACTCAATTAGGTAAGAACATCGTAGAATCAATACAAAAGAACTTAGTAAGAGAAGGATATTCCTTACCAAAATCTAAACAAAAGTATGAAAATAGTTATGATGGGGTATATGGGGAAGAAACTTCAAAAGCTTTATCTGATTGGAAACAAAGTAAAAAGAAATAATATATGAACAAATTAATAAGTGATACATTAGAAACAGCTTTAAATGAGAGAATTAAGATTGAGTTTGATAGTTCTTTCATCTATAAGGCTATGGGTACTTGGTGCAGATTTAATGGATTTAACAATGTAGCTAAATTCTTCTTCAAACACGCTGAGGAAGAAATGGCTCACGGACATAAAGTAATTGATTATCTTGATGATAAGAATTGCTATGCCTGTATACCTAATGCAAGTAGACCTGAAACTACAGGATACAGTAATGTAAGAGCATTATTTGAAATGGCATTTAAGCACGAGCAGGATGTAACCAAGTCTTATAATGATTTAGCTACTATGGCTTTGAAAGAAACTGACCATGATGTATATAGATTTGCACAAAGTGTTCTAAATGAGCAAGTTGAGGAACTAGCTTTATATGACAACTACTTAGACAAACTTGATTTATTGGGTGATGGCCCACAAGCTGCTTACCTATTTGACCATGATTTTGCACATTAATAAAACGGCTATAGAAGTATGCGTAAAAACATACTATTTAAACATATAATTTGGATTTGATTTTAAAATAATATAAGTTTGCAAGGTCTTAAATGAAGAAGAAGATATGAGTGATAATTTATTTGGTGGGGTAATGTTGGGAGAAGACTTTCTTGACATTCCCAATACACCTGAAGAAGGTGTAGAATCTACACCAGTAGTTGAGAAGCCTAAAGGTACTCCTGCTGTTGAAGATGAAGATGATAATTTTATAGAAGTTGTAGTAGGTACAACTCATAAAGAACCTAGCGAAGAAGATGATGATTTAAGTCCTGATGGATTTAAAGAAGAAACAGATGATGAAACCCCTCCGAATACAAAGGGTAGCTCTTCTTCTTCGCCAATTAAACCTTTCGTAAAAGCTCTTGCAGAGGAGGGGTTTCTACCATCTATTGAAGACGATGACTTTGATGCGTTGGTTGAAGAGCAGGGGGGTGCAATGGAAGCTTTGATGGAACTATCACGTAGAGCCATTAAAGAAGATATTGAAGAATACAAGAAGACTGCTGATGCAGACTTTAAATCTTTTCTTGAAGCTAGAGATGCTGGACTTGATTTGAATCAATGGGCAGATGTACAGGAAGCTAAGAAATTCTATAGTGCTATTACTGAAGATAAGATTGATGAGGATGAAGACATTCAAAAAGACCTTATTAGGGAGCATCTTAGGATTAAGAATGTAGATGAAGAAACTATTGAAGCAACAATTGATAGTTTTGAGACTACAGGTAAACTAGCTGATAATGCTAAGAAAGCTCATAAGAACTTAGTAAAGTTTACTGAGGAACAAGAGGGTAAGTTAAAGGAAGACAAGATTAAACGTGATGAAGCTGATAAGAGAACTCGTGAAGAGAATATTAAAAGCTTACGTAAAGAAGTTGATGTTATGAATGAAATCATTCCCGGCATCAAGATTAATAAACAGACAAAGGATAAAATCTTTAGTAACATTACCAGCATAGTTAAGAATGGGCCTAATGGCGAACCTCTTAATACAGCAATGGCTAAGAGAGCTGAAGACCCTTTGAAATATGCAATCATTGAGAATTATTTAATTGAGCTTGGTGTATTTGATGGAAAATGGGACAAAGTAATTGCCCGTAGTAAATCTAAGGCTGTAAGTGAATTAGAGAAGTCTCTCAGTGATAAAAGTAATACAGACTTTAAGGGTGGAAAATCCACTCTAGGTGGTGGTGGAAGTGATGATGATGATTTTGACTTCAGGCTACCCAAATTCAAATAACCAAATAAGAGACTCTTTAAAACAACTATAAACAATGAGAATTTCACCATTACAAATGTACGAAAATGATGACGTAGCAGGTCTTGTAACTAAGGCCCACTTAGGTTATCAATTCGGTATAGAACCGCAGTCAGCCTCTAAGGTTGCTACTATGATTCATCAGGCTAATTTCGGTACAACTGTTAGTTCGTATCTTAATAAGTTTGATGCACTTTATCTTGATTCAGACGATGATTTCACTTGGGACATCATAACTTCAGGAAAGAAAAATATTCCTCTTATTAAGGCTTCTTTGACAGCCAATGGTGCTGCCGTTGGAGTTGCTGATAAGACAGGTAAAAACCTAACCGAATTCTACCTCACTTTTGGTGAAAAATGGTTTGGTGATGTTAACCAGATTGTAGGTGAACGTAATGAAGTTTATCCTATTCTTATCTTAGATGAGCCTAGGCCAGTAGGTGCTTATTGGGAATACAGGTGTCGCCTGAATACAGGTGATAAGAACCTGACTCTTCCTTATGAAGAAGTACAAGCTGGTAAGAGGTTTAGTAAAGACTTCTCCCCTGTAGAGGATACGTTCTCTAAAAAAGGTGGTGGAGTTAACTACAACTTCCCATTTAAAATGAAGAATAGTTTTACATCTATTCGTATGCAGGACACTGTTCCGGGTAATATGATTAACAGGCCAGTTAAATTTAGCTGGAAAGATCACGCTACTGGAAAAGTAATGACTACTTGGATGGACTATCGCACCTACCAATTTGAGATGCAGTATCAGGAAGAAATTTCCAAGATGCTTATGTATGCTACCTCAAATAAATCAGGTGATGATACCTACAAAATTAAAGGTAAATCTGGTTATGAATTGCGTATGGGTGCGGGTATTCGTCAACAGATGGAATCTTCAAACTACTACAACTACAGCTCCTTTAACATTAAGAAATTCACTGATATGCTGTTAGACCTTACCATTGGTAAGATTGTAATGGGACAACGTGAAGTTACTATTATGACTGGTGAGCGTGGAATGGTACAGTTTAGTGATGCTCTTGAATATCACTCAACACTTTACACCCCTGCAAGGAATAATGATCGTATTTACTCAACAGGTGGAAATGGTTATGGCTTTAAAGGACAGTTCTTGGAATATGTTGGCCCTAATGGAATTAAGGTTAATATTATGCACGATGCATTGAAAGATGACTTTGAGCGTAATAAACTTTATATGGGTAGCAAGCCCGGACTTGCAGAATCTTATGTATATGATATTCTGAACATGGGAACTTCTGATGGTAAACCTAACATTCAGAAAGTTTATTTGAAAAATGGTGGTGATGTACGTGGCTTTGAGCCGGGACTTCGTGACCCATTCCAAGTAAACAAGATGAATAAAATCATGTCAAATCCTGTTGATGGATGGACTGAACATAGGATGTTTACTGGAGGTGCTATAATTTATGACCCAACACGAGTTGCAGTTTATAAACCAAATATCTTAGGATAATAACAATACACCTATCCGTACACCATAGGAACTACGGATAGGTTTTTTTAAATTAACAAACTAATCTTAGAAGAAGAAGAGTATGAGCGAAAGTGAATTGGTATTAGGTTCATTACCTAATAGGAAAGTTTTGATTAAACCTGTCGTCTGGGAAGGATGGCTAAATAAGAACCATAGTGGTGCGTGGTTAAATGATGGTGCAGTAATGACTATTACAGTACCTCTATCAAGAGGAACTGGTGAGTTAATTAATCCTCTAAGTAAAGAGGAGCAAGAGTTCTTTGAAGATAAAAGTAGGTCAGGAATGGATTTTAATCAAGGTGATTTAAGTCCTTATAAGAAGCCTGATGAAAGAACAGGTGTAACTCCTTACTGGTATAGGAAAGAAGTTATAGTTCGTAAACCTAATACTATTGTAGATACTAATACTGTTGTAGGACAATTGGACTTAAGTAATCCTGAACAATATCTTGAATATAAGATTCTCAAAGCCAACACTGGTATTGGGGGTATTGTAGCAAAGAGTTGGGAGGAGAGATTTGACCAAGGGACTCATAGGATTGTACTTGTAGAAGACGGCTATGATTCTGAAACTAAAGCAAGGACTGCTGAAGATACAATTAAGGCATATGGAATGTTTGGTAAGATTTCTAAATCCCAGACTAAATGCTATGAATTCTTAAGTGTATATTGGCTTGAGAATGCTGGTTCAGTTAAACCTTCAGTAGATGCAAAGATTGATTTTATGTTACCTCAGATTGAGGATATTATAAAAACCAATCCTAAAGAATTTGTCCGTATAATGGAAGATAATTATGAGGATAAATTAATGGTGCATAATGCACTTAGACTGAACTTCATTAAGATTTATGGTAGTACATTTGTATTATTGCCAGAAGAAAAGCCTATGGGAACTTCACTTAAAGAAGTAGTTTTATACTTCAAAGATGATAGAAACCAAGAGGATAAACTTAAGCTTCTTGCGCAAATAGGTGGAAATACTAAGAAATGACAGCAGTAGAAATGAGAGATGAATTCTTAACCCGATATGACGCAGCCACTTCGTTGGCTGCTCCGGGTTGGGAAAATTCAGAAATAAGTGAGTTTCTGAATATAGGACAACTCAGACTTGTTAGGGAAAAGTATTTAACTGGAGATTATAATCTCATAGCTAATATAATTTCAACACAAGCTTCTGCAGCAGGTACTCATACACTTATTTCTCCTAATGCATACACACTTAATATTTTTGGAGTACATCCTAAATTCTTATATTACTTAAGGTCAAGAACTAAACTTACAAGAACTAATCCTGTAATTACAGATTCTTGGATTCCTAATGATGCTTTGAGTAATAAATCAGATATTGATTCCCTACTAGTTACAGCATTTAATAAACCTTGGTATAAATACCCCAAAGCTTTTACTGAAGTTGATGATGAAGAAAATGTACTTGTAGCACTTGTAGACTATTATACTACAGCAGTAAGTCAGATTGAACTTACAGCAATTATAGAGCCTGAGATGATTGATATTGATACTACTACAGGAACTAATTTAGACCTTGCACTACACCCAACTATAGTAGAATACGCTGTAGAAGAAGCTCTTAAATCTATTAAGTTTGCTAAAATCTCTAATCAATAA